AGCAGCCTGATACTGTACTACTTTTTGCGCCATAGTAGCCGCATTGGGATCGGAGACAGGTATTACAAACACCATGTCATAGTCTGATTGCTTAGCCATACGAGAGCCTTCGGTTGGCTCATAGTCATATTCTTCTGGCGTGTAATCTCTAATAATATCTTTAAGCAGCTGGAACTCTTGCTTCATTGCATAGTGAATACGCGCTTGGATTGCGCTCATCGACTTCAATGTTCTTTCTAGAATTGCCAGTGTTGTTCCAACGGGAGCGTTTGCGCTCATGTCAGATGCTTGAATCTCCGCAGAACCTGCAAACTTGCGGCCTTCTTCTACGATAGTTCCTAATAAACTGTAAAGGACTTGACTTGGTTCTTTGTAGGGGAGAGGTAAGAGATTATCACGCATGGTACCAGCTGGCACATCGACGTCTCTCCATTCACCAGGGGCGATAGGGGTGTCATCTCCTTTAACTCGCATACCACGGGTCTTAAACCCGCCGGGCAAATTCGATAATGTACCTGCGTCGACGAGTTGACGAATAAGGCTAGTACCAGACTTAGCAAAAGCGCCGATAAGGTGTATAAGGCCAAAGGCGTAGAAACCAAAGCCCGGAATGTACGGATAATGTACGAAATGCTGTCTCTTATGATGTTGTTCATCTTCTGGTCTCCAGTTGCGACGGATAGCAAGAATAGTATTAGTACCCTTTTCAATCGTCACGATGTATGGCAACGCTATGCCAGTTGGTTCGCCGTCTTCATCAGTATGCTCAAACCCTTCAAGGTCTAGCTCTACGTGCATTTCTAACAGCTTAAAACGATCATCGGTTGTAGCTTTAAAGCCAAGCTTTTCCGCAATCTTCTTCTCAATTTCATCCATTACTTGGGTTGGTTCGCCCAAGTCTACGTCTCGGTAAAAACCTTCATGCTGCAAGCGACGTACTTCATTCTCAGTCTTACGCATCACATGTGTAACACGCTCAGCTGACTCTAAGCTAGAAGCTCCATAGGGGACAACTACATCTTCTGCAGGGAACATACATAGATACTTGACGCTGTAAGCTTGGGTCAAAGTACACTTTCTTAAACGCATTACCTGCAAGTCCTAAGCCCCATAACATACGCTCATGCTCAGGTCTGTATTCTTTCATCACGTCTGTAATTTGGTAGTTCATGTCCTGCTGCACACGGTCTGCGGCATCTTTTTTCTCAGGAGTTTCTTTACCAATTATTTGTGTTTTAACTGGGCCTGCTGCTGGAAACGTTTCCATCATGGTCTCAGCTTGGAACTTAACTACTGCCTCAGACAAGAGTGGGTGGTACACACCGCAAGCGCCTTCCCAAGGTTCAGCACGTTCTTCAATCTTTAAGCCAAGTAACTCAAGACCGTCAACATAAGTTTGAATCCAGTCTTTTCTTGACGATACATCGTTATCAAAATCACCAGTCAATTCACTAGCTAATGTAGCAAGTACTTGCTCATCTAATACTTCAGCAAGGTTATCGTCAAACCCTTCTGGCTCTTCGTCTTTTTCCATGCGCATGATGGGTTGTCCATCAATGCCAATCTCTACAGCTTCGGGATCTTCAATAGATATTTCTAGCTCAGGCTGATCGCCCTCTTCGTCAAGTTGATCTAAACCCTGTGGGGCCTGGTACATTGCTTTATCTATTGCCATAATTTATCCTTAATAATAGGCTGCTTTTTTGCGATATTTGTAAAGTATATCGTCATCAGGTTCGTCACTTGGCAGACGAATAAATCCGCCCTGCCTGAATCTTAACAGAGCTAGCGTAGTTGAGTCTACTAAGTCATCATTTAGACCACTAGGAAAGTCATTACATTCCTCAATTACATCCTTCGCCCAGCGGTGCGCCGGCGCCCAGACGACCCCTCCCGAGAACAGATCGCTAATAGCATTAACTCGAGAGATTTTGTCTTGACCTTTGCCAGGTGTGAACTCCTGCGCTGGTATACCCATACGTCTGAACTCTTGATAGAGTGCCGCCCCATTGGACTTCTTTTCAACCATAAACGCATCCGGTTGCCATTCTTTATATTCTTCGAGACATAGTTTTTTGAGTTCCGGGAACTCCAACCGCTTTTTAATTGCATTGAGCAAAATAATGTTGTAGTTGTTGACCTCTTCGTTAAAGAAGACGCCCCACGTTGTGAGCGCATTAAAGTCCGCACGGTTGTTTGCCTCCTGAGCCGCGTCTAGCGACATGATAATAAATTCACACTGCGGTGGCTGTTCCTTATCCCAGATGTTCCACCACTCCCTTTTAATCAAAGCACCTTCTTCAGATACTGGATTTTGCATATACTGAGCATTCCAATACCTAATGTCAAGCGCCGCTTTCTTAGCTAACAACTCCTCTACAGGCCAGAACTCAGGCCAAAGGCTCTCGCCATCATCTTTAATAGCAGGAAACTCAATAACTTCCCAAGGGTCAACCTCGTCGTTATTCTCTAGCTGTTTTATGATCTGTCCGGTTAAGTCAAGTTTAGACCACCGCGTCATCACAACAATGATCGCACCACCCGGCATAAGGCGCTGAAGAGGCCCAGACTGGAACCACTCCCAAGCAGGAAGAAAAACGTCTGGTCGTCCTGTTTTGGCGTCTTGTTCAGAATGTGGATCGTCAATAATGAACAAATCAGCGCCCCTACCAGCGAGAGCACCTCCAACACCAATAGCAAAGTATTCACCATTAAAATTTGTTCCCCAACGCGAAGCCGATTTACTGTCAGCTTGTAATTCTACCTGCGGAAATATTGTTTTATAGTTGTCTGAACCAACAAGGTTCCTAACACGACGTCCAAAGTTAACAGCCAAATCCGCTGTGTGAGACGCCATGATGATTTTTTTCTGAGGATACTTACCCAAGAACCAGGCAGGAGCGAGATAGGATATAAGTTCTGACTTACCATGACGCGGAGCGATATTAACAATGACTCGTTTTTTCTTACCGTTAGCAATATCTTCAAAAATTTGAGCCAGTTTAAGATGGTGCGGTCCGACTTTATAGCCCGGGTATACGTGTTTAACAAAGTCCAAAAAGGATACTTTGCCTCGTTCTTGGGTGAGAAATTCGTCATATTTTTCTAATAAATCCTTAGTTTTCCGCTTAATTTGCTCTGGAGTTTTGGGGTTTTGGACCAATAATCGCAGCTTAAATAGCTGTTCCTGAGACAATTTATGCATCTTTTTCGTCTTTTTCTGTGATGTTTTTAGCTTCTACATCAATATATTTACCCTCAACATCATCTAAAAGGGTCAATAACTCAGCCTCAACCTCTTCCATAGACTGGATTTTGACTGTAACTTCGCTTCTTTTCTTGAACGCATCGACTCCATCAACCTCACCAAGCACCCGCAGAGCTGCAACTTTGGTCTTTACATCCTTGGCAGCCTCTACAGAATGCACTAAGTTGTTGACTACATAGGTTTTTAGGTCGGATAACTCATCTACGATGCTCACATTCATCTGGGCTACCATGCCAGCTAACATAGCAAGAGTCTCGTTGGGGTACTGATTAAACTCTGGGCGGAACTTGGGGTCACTTGCCATCTGCACGGCTAGTTTTTTAGCGTCGTCAACGTTACCTTTGTTAGGTGAGATGGGTTGTCCGCTTAGTTCAGACATTAAAGCCACCACGTTTGCCCGCATGTTTAACTCTTCTTGGGGCGTGAGTTCAGGAAATGCTTCGGTAGCATTCTTTGGTAGGGGGATGTTGCTCTCGATTTCTGGAATATACGCGTCCATGCGCGAAGTATATAAGGGTTTTAACTATGTGTAAAGAGTTTCTTTACAGAAAAAGAATGGGGCGACGGCTAAAAATGCGCATCTTTAATTCTACGGAAACCCCTAAAAACACACCCTCACGTGTATGAGTAATATGTTACACCTTTTTCTTTTTACGCCGAACCTTTTTCTTTTCTTGCCGTTCTTCGTGGTGATGAATGCGATGGCAATTGGCGCATAGGGGTATGCACTTTTTAATTTCTTCTTTAGCTTTTTTGTAATTACCTAATTGAGCTAGGCGGTTTACTGAGTGGTAATCTGTTCTATCTACGTGGTGAAAGTCTAGTGCTGCTGGATGAGAGAACCCACACATCGTACATTTAAATGTACTCTTAAATGCATACCACTCTTCACGCTTGTCGCGTTTTAATTTAGCCGCCCTAGCTTTTACTTCTACTTGATTAGCTAGGTAATGCTTACGGCTGTACTCCTTGTGTTTGTTTTTTCTTACGTTCGCGTCTTTGTACGGCATCGGGATGAACCTTATATCTCCAGTAGATAGCGTTCTTAAAAGACCACTTGTTGGCAGGAGTATATATCCTAAATCCACAAGATATCAAAGAGTTTGATGATGCAGGGTTATTTGTTGTATCAGTGATGAGCCAATTCCAACCTAACTTCTTAGCTTGTGCTTGTCGTACTTTGATTAATCTTTTCTGTAATCCTTTGCCTGTGTACTCATACATCACACCTGCTCTACATAAGTAACCTGTATCGTTCCAAGCAATCGACCGAACAAGACCAGCAAATCCCACGGGCTTGCCATCCTCTGTATATACGATCCACCAATGCCCACGATCTGGTTTGTAGATAGAGTCGCTCGGCAGGATTTTCTTTTGTAAGTAACATAGCATCGTAACGTTAGCAGGTTCGCGTAGATCAACTTTTCGGACAAAGAACTTCATAGCAACTCCTAAGAATTTTTAAATATTATCCCCCATATATGACAGTTTTGGGTCCCCTTGACGGGGGGTGTTTCTGTATAAATGTAAAGTTATGGATAGGCGCAATTTAGGTTATGAGTTTGGCGTTTTTTATTTTTATATTCAATAAGTTAGGTCAATAATGGAGTCGTCTGAGTTTGGGAAATTAGTGGAGTTATTTGTGTAGATCAAAGGGTAT